AAGCGATGGTAATTTAAAAGTCACAAGAACGTCAGGCAGCAATTATGCTTTTCTTGCAACTATTGGCGTAACATCTGGGCGTTGGTATTGGGAAGTACAAACTTCTAGTGTTAATTATACATATTTAGGTGTAGCGGAAAACAGTCATAGTCATACTGATTACATAGGTCAATCAGGCGCACCTTCCACAGGTATTGAATTATGGGCTTCAGGTTATGTAGGTCATTGGCACGGTACTATCGGTTCTGGAGGCACAGCCGCAAATAATTTCTATAACGAGGGTGATGTTATTGGTCTAGCTCTTGATTTAGATAGCAGCCCTAAAACACTGAAATTTTACAAAGCAGATGGCACACTTGGCGCTACACATACAATCTCATCAACAAATACATTGTTTCCTGCTGGTGCTATTTATCAACCTATAGCTAATGAGTATCACCTTTATAACTTTGGTGCAAGACCTTTTAGCAGGAGCGCACCTAGCGGATACAAAGCACTTTGCACAGCAAACCTACCCGACCCAACGATTGAGGATGGTTCGACGGCATTTGATGCGAAGTTATGGACCGGCAACGGAAGCAGTCAAAGCATAACGGGATATGCTTTCGCCCCAGACTTTGCGTGGATAAAAGGACGTTCTAATGCTAGAGATCATGCACTGTTTGACACTGTTCGCGGAGTAGAAAAGTATTTAGTTACGAATAGCACAGCCGCTGAAAGCACCAGCTCTTCAACTTTGACTGCATTTAATTCAGACGGTTTTACCTTAGGAGGACAAAGCAGAACTAACGCAACCAACGAAACATACGTTGGCTTTGCCTGGGACGCTGGATCTTCCAACACAACAGTTACTTCGGGTAGTTTGAATAGCCAGTTTTATAACACAAGTCAAACGTGGAGCACTTACGGTACGTTTGATAATAACTATTCTTCTTCTTCCTATCACTGGCCTGGAGTTTTCAATACTGGCAATTACTATACCTCATTTCAATGTCTCTATGTTAATAGCAGCTCTGTTTACGATACTTGGACTCTCACGTCACCAATTAGTGTTTCAAGCAGTGTAGAGGTAAGAGTTGCCCAAAGCGCAACAATAAAAATCAATGCAGGCTTAAGTGACGAAACAATAGCTACATCTACTGGTAATGGTCATCATCATCTAAATATTCCGTTTACTGGAAATTTGTCAAGCATTGGTGTTGTGGGCAATAATAGCACTTACCTTTGTGCTATTTATGTAGATGGCAAACAGTTAGTAGATCCGAATCTTACAAGTAATTTTAACGGTGCTCCAGGTATTACATCAACAATACGTGCCAATCCTAGTGCTGGAATTAGTATCGTTTCGTTCACTGGAACGGCGACTAGTAACACCATTGCTCATGGACTAAATGCTGGCCCAGAATTTGCAATTTTTAAATCAAGAGATAGCTCTAAAAACTGGCGGGTCTATCACAAAGATGTTGGAACGGGAAGTAGAATCGACTTAAACACAGCTGATCCTATAAGTAGTGCTAGTTACTCTTATTGGCAAGAGACAGCTCCAGACTCTACCTTTATGTACATATCGGAAAATACAAGTGTCAATGCAAGCGGTGAAGATATGATCGCATTCCTATTTTCAGGTGTGGATGGATTTTCTAAATTTGGTTCGTACACCGGCAACGCTTCATCTAATGGTCCGTTTGTTTATACCGGGTTCAAACCTAAAGTCATTTTTTGGAAAGACGTTACTAACACGCAAAATTGGGGAGTTATAGACACCGAAAGAGATCCAGATAATGCCGTATTTCTTAGGTTAACGCCGAACAGTAATGATGTTGAATGGAACTTTTTTGGCGCTAATTACCCTATCGATATTCTAAGCAATGGCTTCAAGATTAGAAATTCTTACGGAGCGGATAATGCGGCCGGTGATATATATGTATATGCCGCCTGGGCTGAAAACCCATTTAAAACTGCTCGCGCACACTAATTAATTACTATGCTTAAACTTGATAACAAGCCCCTGTCTTATGACCGGGCATTTACACATGATGGGATTCAGTATCCCGCTAATTGGTTGCGACTGTCCAGTTTGGAAGAGCGTAACGCACTAGGTATTACAGAAGTTGCTGATGAGCCTAGTTATGACCAGAGGTTCTATTGGGGTGTTGGTAACCCTAAGGATCTTGATCAGCTAAAAACTAACTGGTCGAACCAGCAAAACAACACTGCAGGTACTTTGCTACATGACAGTGACTGGCGTGTTGTTAAAGCCAAAGAAACTGGAACTAACATTCCGACTGCTTGGAAGACATATCGAGCTGCTGTAAGGACTGCTTGCAATGCACGTCAAACAGAGATCGCTGCTGTAACCACTGTCGAAGCACTGAAGGAACTGTTCTTCGGTGCTGCAGAAGTACAACAAACTGATTCTGACGGTAAAGGTGTCGTTGATAGCGACGACAAGCCCGTCATGATCGCTAACCCTAATCTTGCCACTGCGTGGCCTACATCACCATGATTACTATTATTCGCCCCATTCTTTTTCAATTTTTGCAGTCTGACCGTGTCAAAGCGTTGATTGTGGAAATGCTGGAACGACTTGCTAAGACAACCGATAATGATATCGATGATAAGGCAGTCGAATTTGTACGTAACGGACTTTTCCCTAACAAGTAACTATGGCATCTAAATTAGAAATGCAAGATCCGAGGTGGATGCGGGTTGGAACCCCAACTGCCTTGTCTACAAGCGGAGATACAGTAACAGTTTCAGGCGTGTATAAATTTAATTCATCTCAAGGAATTTTTGTTTACATTGGAGAACCCGTAGCCTCTAATACCGCTGTCAATTCACAAAATGCAGCTATTGTTGCGTCAGGATCCTACGTTGTCACTTACCAATATGTAGCGCAAGGACAGATGATTAAATCAAATACATCTACTGGAAACTACCAATTAATGCACGCTATTTGAATTATCATGAAATATCCAGACGTTAAATTTATTCATTCCGACAAAGAAGGAACTGTAGTACAAAAAATTCTTAAGCATGAAGAGGTAGAGGCTTACTACCAGCAAATTCTCGATGCTGAAGGTGAAGTTATTTGGTACGGTTCAAAACCATATCCTCCTGAATACGTAGATTAAATGGAGTGGGCTAACCCACCTCAACTACCCTCTTTAAGCCTCCCTGAAGCCCCTGGATTACCCGGTCCTGTACTTGGTATCCCAAGGGCAGAATTACCCTATTACAAGCCCTTAGTAGTGCCTCCTAGCGTACTTAAGGCTCCGGCAGGAGTAGAAGGTGTTAACAGTGATGAGTCTCCTAAAAAAGAGACAACTACACCAACACCTAAGCCTCCTGCTCCTATAACTCCACCTCTCCCACCAGAGGCACAGATACTGGAGATTCCGTTTACGGAAGTAGAGGTTCCAATGCCTTCTACTATCATCATGACAACTGCAGTTACTACAGCTTTTATCTCTGTAGGTGCCACCCTAGTTGCTACTTCGTTGTTCAAATACATCGTAATGATCTCGAAGCCAATTATTAAACAGGCATGGAACAAGATAACGAAAAAAAAGCAGGATTCATTAAATTCGTCGTCCTCGTCTGGTCAGCCGGTCTCTTGACTGCAAGCTATGCAGNATGGATGCCAAAGATGGATCCTACTTATGTCGCTTCAATACTGAGCGGCACACTTGCAACCTTCTCNATNTCACGNGAAAAGAAACAATGAAAAAGCTTTTATTGCTTTTGCTTCTTGCTAGTCCAGCTGCAGCACAACAGGTAACCCCGAACTTTACTCAGGGTTCAATGCAATCAACTACTACCACCACGATTGACATTGATCGGACGATTGAAACCGAAATCTATGGTGGTGCATATTCATCATGGTCTGGAACAAACGTAACACCAAGTGGAGATATAACAAATTCAACCACAACATTTTCAGTACACACTGCTGGCGATCAATTTCAGCTAGAAGTTGTGACCAGAGCAGCAGGTGTAGTAGAGACAATCGACATCGACGAAACAATCGAGTCAGTATCTACCACTACCTCCTTGTCAGTCTTCTCTCAATAAGTCCTGCTTACGCAGAAGACCCAAAGGTACAAAACACATCTAGCCCTGTAGCTGCGGCAACAGGCAACGTGACTAACCAGGCGGTGCAGTTCCAGAACAACGGAGCACCGTCACGTCAGTATTTTCATGGCAACAACAGTTGCAATGGTTCGACGATGCAGTTCTCACCCTTTTATATGGGTAATGACACTGTACCTAGAGATTCAGATGGTTATGTCAGAAGCAATAACTTTGGCGTACAGCTGAATTTTTCTGTGCCGTTAGATGGTGGCATGATAGAAACCTGTAAAGCTATCGCCCGTAAACACGAAGCCAAAATGAGGCTTGATTACGAGCTAGTACGTGCAATTAAATGTACTGAAATTATGAAAGCTGGGTTTACATTTAGACCTGGCAGTCGTGTTGAAGTACTTTGTCACGACATCGTACCAATCGTAGCTCTACAAAAAGAAAAACAAACTAAGACTCCCAACTGGTAATGCTCGAAGCAACAGTGACGCTAGTCATCGCTGCTATTGCTGGCGGTGCAGCTTTAAATAATAGATTACATCAAAGAGTTAATAACGTGCATGACCGTATTAGTGGTCTTGACCGTCGTATTGACGCCATCGAACTAGGTGTTGCTACTGACTATGTGTCAAAGGCAGACCTTTCGGTCATGACTAAGCGGATGGAAGATCACATGATCCGCATTGAAAATAAATTAGATCAAATCGTACTCAGAAATAGTTAATTATGTCCTTTAAACTTGTCGATACCATCCGTGGCGTAGTTTTGCAGGAGTTCGACTCCCGTGAACTAGCTGAAAAAGCACTGAGTCACCAAAGCGGTGATGCACCTGTCGAACTACAGGAAGATGCACCAGCTAAAAAGCGTGTAAAAAAAGCTAAGCCTGCAGATGGCGAATAAAAAAGCAACAGAAGATCAGTTCAACGAACTGCATAACCTTCTTACAAAAGAGTTTTTAACCCGCATCAAGTCGGGTGAAGCTACTACACAAGATTTAAAAGCAGCTTGTGACTGGCTTAAAACTAACGACATTAGCGGGGTAGCTATGGAAGGCAACGCCTTGGGCAAACTTGCCAGCATCATGCCTTCTATTGACCCTGAACTTGTACAGAGCAGACTTTATGGCAAAAAGCAGCACATCTAATTACTACAAACGGCATCCTGAAGCTGCTCAACGTAGGCGTGTTCAACAGCGTAAATACAACCAATCAAAACACGGTAAGAAAATTCGTGTTGCAGCTAACAAGCTAAACCGAAAACTTGGTACTTATGGCAATGGTGACGGCAAAGACGCCTCACATACAGGTCCAAACAGAGGAAAGCTAGAGAACCCCTCTACTAACCGACGCAGACCACGCCTAAAGATCAAATACGCATGACCCCTTTACTTCCAACTCCTGATCATTACCTTAACAACCTAATAACCATGACATCCTCTGAAGCAAAGCGCCTTTGGAGGCGCAGCATCAAAGAACATTTCGGCTGTACATGTGTTTATTGTGGAGAAACTTATGAATTACACGAACTTACTTTGGATCACGTTCATCCTCGCACCCTTGGCGGTGAGGATATTACAAGCAATCTCGTTTGTGCCTGCTCTAAATGTAATCAGGAAAAAGGAAGTACACATTGGCGCTCTTGGATGAGAGAGCGTTTTGGACAAAACCTTCTTAGAGAAGGACTAATTCTTTCACATATTAATTAATAATGGCTAAAAAGTCAAAAGGTAGAAAGCGTACTGAATCAGTGCGGGCACGTCAGCAACGCCTACTTAAGCAACAACGTGCAATTGTTCGACAAGGTTCTAGTAAACCGACTTCACAACGTGTACAAAGGGTTAATGTACGTGTTGAACCACAAGGACAGCTCCCTGCTGGTCGACAAGGACAGCTCCCTGCTGGTCGACAAGGTGGTGCATTGACAACTAATACACGTACACGTCGTACCAATATCAATCGCACTCAGTCACGTACGGGTACACAACAAGCTTCACGGACTAATTCCACACGTACAGGCCAAAGACAGTTGCCTCCTGCTACTCGGGATACTCCCAGAGATTCGCGTAGAGATGGACGCACTCAATCTACTAGGCAAGATCAAGCAAGGGCTAAACTTAATAAGGCAGCCCAAGGTTCACGGTCTAGCACTGTACGTACTCCACCAGCTAGAGGAGGTGCATTTTCTAGAATTGGCGGTGGAGGTGGTTTACTAAAAGGTGGTGCTGCAGCTATAGGTGCTAACTTTTTAGCAGATCAACTCATTGCGCCTGCTACTAATACTATTGCTTATGAATCTGCGGCTTACCTTCGCAGAATGCTTGGAATGGGTTCACCAACTAAAGATATGTATGGAAACCCTCTGCAAGAACCAGTTATTCCTGGTGTCAATGCTCCAGGTATTCAACAAGGTTTCTCTGGTCTTCCAGGTGGTAATCCAAACTTTGCTGGCCCAGGCGGCGATCCATCTGGATCAGGACGTAATCAGGCTCAACAACGTGTTGGTTTGATAGGTGTTGACGGTAAACCATTTAACCCTTACCAAACTACTCAAACTTCAACGCAACCTACTCAACCTACTACTACTAGACAACCTGCTGCTACTACTAGACAACCTGCACGTACTCAACGTGTACGTACACCACAAGCTGGTGCAGGAAAGGCTCAGCCAACACAGTCAGAAAAAGATTCAAACCTGGCTAAGTGGGCTAAGTCTAATCGTAAAATGATTGAAAAAGTAGGTACTAAAACCCAAAAAGCTTTGCTTAAAAAAGCACTTGGTCAAGCCCCTCAATCTAAATCTAAATCCTCATATACACCAGCTTCTAGTAATGGTGCTCCTGGTGCTATGGGAGCTGCACAACGTCAGTTAGATCGCCAAAAACCTAAAAAAGGTGCTGCTTTAGCAATTGGTGGATACGCATAATATATGGATAACGTCGTAGAGGCGTTACAAGGAGACTTCAAGCTGTTTCTCCAGGCCCTCTGGGGGCAGCTTGACCTTCCTTCGCCTACCCGTGCTCAATACGCTATTGCAGACTACTTACAGCACGGTCCTAAGCGTTTACAGATACAAGCATTCCGTGGTGTAGGTAAATCTTGGATTACTGGTGCTTTCGTTCTGTGGACACTATTTAAAGACCCAGAAAAGAAGATCATGATTATCTCTGCGTCTAAAGAACGTGCAGATAACATGTCAATCTTCCTACAAAAACTAATCATTGAGACGCCTTGGCTCTCTCACTTACAACCTAAATCAGATGATAGTCGCTGGTCTCGTATTAGCTTTGATGTTAATTGTTCTCCTCACCAGGCCCCCTCAGTCAAATCAGTAGGTATTACTGGTCAGCTGACGGGTAGTCGTGCAGACCTCATGATCCTTGATGACGTGGAGGTTCCTGGCAACTCAATGACGGAACTTATGAGGGAGAAATTGCTTCAACTCTGTACAGAAGCTGAGTCAATTCTTACTCCTAAAGATGACAGTCGTATCATGTACCTTGGTACACCACAGACTGTCTTTACCGTTTACAGAAAACTAGCAGAACGTAACTACAGACCTTTTGTTTGGCCTGCACGTTACCCACGTAAATTAACTAACTACGAAGGTCTCATAGCACCTCAACTTCAAGAAGATGTTGATATGGGTGCTGAACCTTGGCAAGTAACTGACCCAGATAGATTTAATGAAGAAGATCTTATCGAGCGTGAAGCGGCAATGGGCCGATCTAACTTCATGCTCCAATTTATGCTTGACACGTCCCTTAGTGACGCTGAAAAGTTCCCCCTTAAAATGGCAGATCTTGTTGTCACCTCTGTTAATCCAACTTCCGCTCCTGACTCTGTCGTCTGGTGCTCTGACCCAAGAAATGTCATCAAGGAATTACCGACTGTCGGACTACCTGGGGATTATTTCTACAGTCCAATGCAGCTCCAAGGAGAATGGAATCCCTACCAAGAAAGCATCTGCTCAGTTGATCCGTCGGGTCGTGGTACAGATGAAACAGCAGCAGCTTATATCTCGCAACGCAACGGTTTCTTGTACTTGCACGAAATGCGAGCTTACAGAGATGGGTACAGTGATACAACGCTTCTCGATATCCTCAAGGGGTGTCGCAAGTATAATGTCACCAAATTAGTCATCGAAACTAACTTCGGTGATGGTATCGTCGCTGAACTATTTAAAAAACACCTAGTACAAACTAAACAATCAGTAGATGTTGAAGAAGTCCGCGCTAACGTCAGAAAAGAAGACCGTATTATCGACGCTCTGGAACCCGTTCTCAACCAGCATCGTCTTGTTGTGGATCGCTCTGTTATTGATTGGGACTACAACTCCAACAAAGACGCTCCACCAGAAGAACGACTCCTTTACATGCTCTTCTATCAGATGAGTCGTATGTGCCGCGAAAAAGGCGCAGTTAAACACGACGATAGACTTGATTGCTTAGCTCAAGGTGTTAAATACTTTACAGACGTACTAGCTATCTCAGCTCAAGAACAGATAGCTTTCCGTCGTAATGAAGAGTTCTTAGACCTTCTTCGTGCCTCTATCGAAGATCCACAAGGCTCTGCTAATCACCTCGTTTTAGGCCTAAATAAAGAACAAAGACAACAAGCTAATCGTACTTCTCATAACCCTGTCCCTAACTGG